CCACCAGTAAAATCTTTAGCTTTTGGTGTAAAAAAACTTACTGAGCCTCAAAGAAAAACATCTGAAGCACGAAAAAGACAAGGTAGAGAGATTAATGAAAGATTACCAGTAGAATTTTTAGGAAACACTGGATTTATCCCTTTATATAGAGATGTTAGAAAAGTTTTATTAGCAGATATCTATAAAGATTTAAAAAGAAAGCCTGAAAAAACTTACTCAAAGGACGAGTTAAAAAAATTAAAAAAGAATAACAGAGCAAAATACAACAGAGTAATTTACAATCAAGAACTAAAGAAATACAAAAGAGATTTAAAAAACTACAATGATTATTCTAGAAATACAAGAAAATGGAAAACTGCAAATCCAGGGAAAAAACGTCCTAGAAAACCTAGAAGACCTATACAAAAAAGATGATGTTTGACGAAGACGAGTCCATGAATAACTCATACCTCTTGGTAACTGGAAAGAAAAAGTTAGAAGACTTTTTTAAAACAGACGATGATGTTTACTTTGTACATAATCCTGACGAGCCTATATTAGATAATAATCATCCTATATATGATATACTAATAGATCATTTTGTTTATACTGAAGAGTACGAAAAATGTGAGGAGCTTGTAAAAATTAAAAAAAATTCTAAGGTTTTATTCTGGAATTAATTGTATTAGATCCCAGCTTTGAACGTCTCTGTTTCTTTCATACTGAAACAAAGAATTAAATAGATCGTTAGTCTCTATAGTAACGCTTTCTTGCTTACCATCTCTTAAAGTATATTTTATTAAATAAGTTTTCATTTAACTAGGCCAGATTATTACCATTAAAAATAATGTGTTAAGCGAGCAACCTGCCCTGTTAATCTACTATGAATGAATCCTTCACAGGCTAAAGGTGCTCCAGTAAAACCTTTTCGAGAATGCCAACTATCAGATGATGATGGGCTTCTCATGTACTCTACAGTTACACCAATATAATCTTTTGCGTCTAACCACTTATGCTTTACCTTATGGTGTATGTGGTGTAAGTAAAAATATCTATGTGTAGTTTTCGACCAGAGTAAAGGCTGCTCTTGTGCCATCAACAAGGGTAAGTTTACCATCTTAGCACCATCCCCATGCTCCAAGCCAATTAAATTGCTACCATATTGATAGTATTTACGATGTGCAACACTAATGTCAAAAGTGACATCAGTAGCTTTTCTAAACCAACTTCTTAATGTATGAGCTAGATGGTATCCAGATTGGTAGTCATGGTTACTCATACTGTGAAGAACGTCTACGGGAGCAATCTTTCTAAGCATCTCAACGCACTTGACATATAACATCAAAGCAATCTCATAATGCTCCCACCACTTACCATCTGTATCCTGATAAGTCCCTTTGGTGGTGGTTGAATAAACATTGTCGATATGGAGCACATCGTTTCCTATGCAAAACAACACCCTATCTATATCAAATCCCTTAGCCTTGTCAATAAGACCTTTAACACCCTCTATAACCCTTGCTACGGCAATATCATTGTTATACTCTTGATTTGTTTCCTTCTCATTAGCATACTTTCCTATATGGATGTCAGAAGGATTAACAACTAGCAAGTGACCACCTTTGCGTTCTCTGAAATTTTTAAGAGGAATGTAATCAGGAGAGTAGTTAGAAATAAAATCATTTACCTTACCAAATATTTGTTCTTCATCTAGCCCCAAATTTTCTTTAGTTACAATAGAAAATCTGTAGTCTCCACTGCCGCTTTGCCAGTGTTTTACGCTAACTATATCTTTTTTATCTATACCACGCTCTTCGCAATGCACATCTAAAGCTGTGTTATTGTTTATATTGTCTAAATTAGTTGCTCTCTTTTGTAATATATAGTCAACTTCTTCAGGGGAAAGTCTTAGTCTTTTGCCGTACTCTTTATTAGATTTCATCGGATAGGGATTGAATTAGATCAGCTAATACTTTTATTAGCTTTTGAGCATTTTTTTTTGCCTCATCATGATCTCTCTCCATTAAATCCTCATACAAGCTATCTCCAAAGTCATGAATACTTTCACTAACATACTTTATATGTGTGATGGTTGATTTGTCTTCTGGAGCTACTCGTGGCATTTATACTTGATTTAATCAAATATAAAAAAATAATTGATTCAGCCTAATTATTTTAAGGGTTTTATATAACAATCTAATAACATAAGATCTAAATACTCATCCATATCAATCAAACATACATCAGTTAAGGTAGTATAATGGTTTTGTTTGCGTACCATTTCTATCACAAAAGTTATAGGCTCACCAATACTATGAACAATACACCCACCCAAAACAGTAGACCTTAATTTTGTAACTTGTATGCTTTGTAAATTTTTTTCTATAAAGGTTGCAATTTTTAATGCAGTATATAAATTCATTTCAGAAAGATTATCCATAAAATAATCCTCTACGTCATAGCCTTTAGCCTCTATAAATTTCTGTCTGTATTCCGTATTCTTCAAGTTCTTTTATTCTAAATTTTTGTAACTCTGATAACTTACCCTTAGGTTTTTTAATTTCCGAAAACAAAACATTAGATCCTCTAGGAATTGCTATTAGATCAGGGATGCCATTTTTATTTGTGACTGTTAGTTTGATTACATAATAACCCTCGTTTTCTAATTGAGCTATACGTTTTTTTTGTATCTGCTGCTCAGTCATATTACAAATCTAATAAATCTCTTTTAAAATGAGAAAGGGTGTAATCTTTCTTTTTAACAACTGCTTTGTATATATCGTTTTCTATTCCATCCTTACTAAATATCCAAAAAATATTATTATGCGTTCTGTTTTTCGTTGTCATTCTATCTCTGCTTTGCCAATAAGATGTGGCACTAAAATCAATGTTGTAATAAACCAAACACGATGCCTCTTTTAAACTTATACCTTCTCTTCCAGAGACAATTTGTAAAGCAATACATTTGTCTGTAGTTTTAAACTCTTCTAAGTCATTAGTAATCTGATCTTTATATATTTCTTTTAAAGCTTTGTACTCTTGAGTAAACTTATAAAATATTGCTATCTTTCTATCTTTAAAATATTTGTGTATAAATTTTGCCTTAGTAAAATCTATTGTCATAGCGTTTCCGCTTTCAAACTTTACAGTGCCTGAGCAAAGCTGATGAACTTTAGTCATTAACTTTGCAGGAGTATCTGCCAGCACAAGTTCACCGTCTCCTTCTACAACCCTATCTTTTTTTAAGCGACTTATCAACCCCTGAGTAATTCTATTTAAATTAACATAAAGAATCTTTTCATTAGTTTCTGTTTTAAATCCTGCCGCTTTTTGCGTGTAGCTAATTTTAAATCTAGAAATTTCATCTAATATAGACTTCAGACCTTTAGAGTAGTCATTAATAAACATACCGTTAATTTTTCTTTGTTTAACCAAAACATACTCTTTAGAAAAAGCATAAAAGTTTTTAAATCTTTTAAATGGACTATTGGTTATGCCATACAACTGATGATACATTTGACTGTAGGACTCAGGTGTTGGTGTACCACTAAGCAATATAACATAAGGATTAGATCTTAACAATATTTCTTTTACTTGTTTTGCTCTTTTGTTTGGTTTTGGAAAAGCTCCTAATGTATGAGCCTCATCACATACTACTAAATCCCAGCCAGTTTGTTTTACTTTATGTAGCGACTCGTAATTAATAACTACAATATTAAACTTAGCTTTTAATAATTTATAATCATCCTCGATGCTTGATATAGCTTTCTTCTTTGTTATAAACAAAACTTCGTTACAATCAATAAGACTTGCAATCCCTAAACTTGTTAAAGTCTTGCCAGTTCTAACTTCCATAGCCAAGTATAAAAATTTATAAACAGAAATAATCTCTACTCCCTTGTTTATGATATCCGCTTGATAGTCTCTAAAATTAAACATCCATAGTTCTAAAATAAAAAAACCTACCTCCTAAATCCTTACCCTCTTCTGCCTCTACTTTATAATGATAAAAACAGAATTTTTTTACCCATTGATAGAACTTAGTTCTTGAAACAGTATCTTTTGATCTTGGTGCAAAGTCAGGATTCTCTTCTACAAAATCTTTATATAGATCGGGCTTGTATATTCTGCTATCAGACTTTAGCTTGTCATTAAATTTACCTCCACCTATTAATCCACACCATTCAATAAACACATGATCGGTACTTCTTATTAAATTTTTCATCTTTAAATTAACAAACTCACTCTTTAACATACCATGTTCTAAATACATTTGTAAATTTTGTATCATGTAATTATCAAACTGACACCACTCATTATCGTCCCACTCGCCAAACATTAATTTACCAAACTCTACAAGAGGTGTAAAGTCTTTAGTGTAATATTGAGCCAACTCTAACTCCCATTTACGTCTCTCAAATGAAGAACCCTCTCCTTTAATTGCATAGTTTGTAGTTAATGCTACTTTAGGGGATTTAGCAAATGGTATTTTAATTGCATCCTTGTTTTTCTTCTCAAGGGTCAAACCCTCCGTAATAACACTAAATAACCTTTCAAAGTCAAATGATTTTTTTACATCATCAAAACATAATATTTGAGTGTCAGCTGAAACTAACTGATAAGCAAAAGACCTTTCAAAAGTAAAACTCTTTCCGTCTATTGTTACATTCTTTTTCATTTTAGATAACCCATTCATAAACAAACCCTTACCCGTGCCACCCTCAGGGTTAGCAGATATAACTTCATCATTCAATATAACTGCTGGACAGTATGATAAATTTTTCCATCCATGCAATAAGTAACCTATTGTGGTTTCCATTGAGTTTATCCTGCTTTTGTCATCTCCACAAATATTTGATATAAAGGTTTTGTAATCACAGTTTCCTACCTTACAAAGTGTAAAAGATCTATCAATAACATGATCTCTCCAAACGTAACCACCTAAATCTAAATAATCTATTAGCACAGTATCGTCTTTCGTTATTTTTACTGCACAATTCATATAGTACAAGTATGCAGTCTCTTTTGTGTCTGCAATAAAAAAAACATTTATAGAAGATAGTAGTGTTAAAAATTCTTCTCTAAAGTATCTAGTGTGTTCAGCAAAGTAATTGTATACTGACAAGTCATCAACTTGCAGTAGATAAGTTAAAACAAAATCTTTAATTTCTTTTTCAGATGTATGATCTATAAGATTATTAGTTACTCTAACAAAGACATAACTTTTACTTCCTTCAGGATTAAATTTATAAAAACCATTATCTTCTAAAAAGTTTTTAAAAAGTATATGTACAATTTTGATAACTCCCTTTTCATTTTTTGTCCAAAACTTATAATTAGACTGCTCTTCTTCAAGACGAACTATTACATTTTCAATTTCATCGACATCAATTTTTTCGTCTTCTAATTGACATCGGATTTCTTTTTTTGAGACTCCTCTTCTTAATTGTTGTTTAACTTTATTTACTTTGTCTTCATCCTCATAATACTTAGTTCCAAAATTCTGCACTTGTGCGTAAGCTGAATCTATAGTTCTTTTAATTTCATGATGTTTAAAATCCTTACTACTAAAATTACCCATAACATATTCAGCTAAATTTTTTGGCACCCCAAAATCATTGAATGCTGCTGCGAGTATATATACATTGTTGTTCCTCTCTCCACTAACTAATCCATACTTGTTTTCCCACCACTTTAATAGAATCTCTACAATTTTATTTTCGTCTGTGACTGGTATAGTTGGTTTGTCTTTGTACTTGTTAATCTCAACAAACTCAGGAGCATCTATAATATTCCACACACTAGACGTTAAGTTTATAAAAATTAATGGATCATAGCTTTCATAACAAACCCTTGATATATTTTTTGAGGTTGTGTCAAAGTACTCTGAATTAAAATGCTTGTTTAATGAGTTAAAATAATTTTTATGATTATCTATTTCTTTAGGTATTTTTACAAGTGCCTTTAATCCTTTGCCGCTAGGAGAAATAAATACTGCAAATATAAATTTGTTTTTAGCTAATTTTTCTTTTTCTTCAAGCAGCTCTTTGTTTGACTTGTACCCATCAAAGTCTAAACAAATTAATCCACTATGTTGTGTTAAGGATGTGTCATTGCGTTTTGTAAACTTACCACTAAAACAAATTGCTGGTAAAAGTTTTTTTAACTCGTTTCTTTTTTCTTTATCTTTTTCTGCTCGTATCTCTTTTACTATGTCTTTGGAACTTCCTTGCTCTATCCTCGTTAAAACTAATTCTACTTTTCTGTAAAAAGGTTGAGATGTATTTTTTATGTCTTTGAATATTGTTATCTCCATTATATTATATTAAAAAAAAAGGAGGTCTTTCGACCCCCTCTTTACAATTATTAGAAAGGTAAGTCTTTTTCTTGTTTTGCTTCATCTTTCTTGGGTTCAGGTTTCCAAGTGTCAATCGCAACGTAATGAGTCTTACCATACTCATCAGCTTGCTTTTTCTTTTGCACATTAAGTTTAATATATTTCTTACCGTTATATTCAAAGATATGCTCTGAAGGTAGATCACTTAAACATAAACTGCAAGAAACTAGGTTGCCGTCAAACTTTTCAGTTCCACTACCTACATAAATTTTTTCTTCCATTTTAATTTATTTTAATTTGTTGCTCCAAAATTTCTAAAACCTCAGCCATAAGTGTTTGCTTTTGCTGTTCGTTTTCCATAGTAGTTGGAACTTCTACTATAAATATTTCTCTTTCCCAAGATAGCCTTGAAAGATAATATTTAATTACCTTATAAACTATTTTTAAAACAAAAAATATTTTTCTATGCAATATTATGTTTCTATAATGTTTCATGTAAAACAAATTGATTTATGTTTTCTTCAGCATTTTTACTAAAATATGTGTTATAGATAAAAACTGCGTTTTCAACTTTCTCCTTACCTCTTTGAATAAACTCTTCAGTAGGTTTAAATATAGCTAACTGATATGTTGACTTGTCTATTACATAAAACTCCAGAGGCAATCCAAACAACTCTTGATATATATATGCCTGACTATCATAATTATATCTGTAGGCACTAGATCTAAACTTATTTATATCAGATGTTGTTTTCAAATCAATTAGCTTATCGTAACAAACTATATCAGCTTTGCCTTTCCAACTTAACCCCATAATCATTTTAACCATTGGGACTTCATATAAGTTTCCTTCTTTGTATATCTCATCGTACATTTCTAAATTACATAACATTGCATCGATTACATCTTTTAATTGCTCAACTTCATGATGAAGAAGAGACATTTTATTGTCATTGTATGATATATGCTCTTTGTATGCTTTTGTATTACGACTAGATACATCTACAATATCAAAATCTTTTAGTTTGTCTTTTTCTAAGATAGCAGTATGAAAATATCTACCCTCTAACATTGCTTTTGTTTCAGCCTGAGGCTTACCAAACATTCTTGGATTGTCTAGTAAGTTTTTTATATCTGAATTTGACAACCACTGCTTTCCATACTCTCCATAATATGATGAGTCATCTTTTAGTTTCTCTGCAATTTTAGATACAACTTTGTCTGTGTAGTTATAAGGCACTATCATTATTTAATATGTTTTGAAAGTTCCTTCTTTACAGAAGACTTAATTGAATACTTTTGTTCTAAGTTGTTGACTAGCTTGTCTAAGCCTAATGCTTTGTTTTGAGCCATGTACTTTAAAACCTTATCCCAATTATCATCCTCAACAACTAATTTTAATTTAGTTGTATTTGTTGGCACCTTTGCTTTAGTTGTTTGATTCTTAATTGCATTTGCTACTTCATCATAGGATGCCACTGATGTGTCTAATCCTATTCCAAAATTACCCAATGCTCTACCCCATGCAGAGGTTTCACAATTCTCTACATAAGAGGTTTTATTTATAAAGGACGATCCTCTTCTTTCTTCTGCGTGTCCTGAAGCAATTATTCTGCCCTGTTCGTTTAATATAACCGCTTTAAACATAACAGTATCTTCTGTCTTTTCTATTGTTTGAGTGTCTAATGTATATTCAGGATACACCTCTCTGAAGAATTTTAATCTTTCGTGAACTTCAACATAGTCCTTACCCTTTATATTTACTGTTTTTAGTTTTTTCATTTTGATTTAATTTAATTAGTTTTTGACTGTAATAAGAATATCTATTCATAACAAACTCCCGTTTTGTTTTTAAATTTTTAATAAACTTATCGTTTTTTCTTTGATTTACTTCTTCTTGCATTTTTACTTTAATCATATTTAACTTTCTTGTGCAGTTAGCTATGGCTAAAATTATACAACCTTCATACCATCCACGATTATAAAACATTCTATACTCGTCAGATGTTATTTCTTGAAAGTAGTCTCCATTTTTAGAACAGTTAAGTATTTCTGTTTTGCTTGGGTACTTACTTATCTTAACTCCAACATTAATATAGCTTACATTTTCATTCCTTTCTATTCTCATAGAATTGTCTTGTGCTGCTTGGCTATATAATTGTCCTATACTATACATCTTTTTTTGATCGTTCCTCAATAGATTTAACGGCAACTGCATAGTCAGGATCTGAATCAACTTGTTCTTTTGCTATGTTGTAACCATGAATTATAGTGGAATGAGAAACAATATGTCCATTGTCTTCCATAAATTTTTGTATGTAAGAAATTCTTATTGGACGTTCACGAGACAAAAAATACAACATCTGTCTTGCGTCCACTATTTCTCTTTTTTTTGTTTTAGCAAACATCTCATCCAAAGTAAGATGGAATCTATCAGCTATTGCAGTTGCATAATTATTAAATATTTCTCTTTTCATTTTATTTTTTTTTATTTAATTTTTCTAATCTCTCTATCTCAAACTTAAGATGATTTATAGATTTTTGTAAACATTCTATTGGGCTTTCATGTTTTTTTGAACTTCGCAAACAATAAGTAACAACATTCCCAACGTTATATGTACAATTAAAATCTTCAACAACGTACCTTGCTTGGTAATATCCTTCTCTGTAGGTGTCTCCTACATAATATTTTGGAACTTTAATTTCTTGACTCATATCTTTTAATTAATTTATATTTACTCATATCGTTTTTTACTGGACGAACATTAGGAATCGGTAATATATACCTACATGCAGCTACAAATTTACCATTAATTTCAATTTTCCCACTGTGTTTAAAAAAATTATCTAGATCTATAAAATTTCTTCTATTGTATAAGTTGTCTAATTTTTGTTTTCTCTTTTTAACTAAAGTGTCAACAAGGTGTGATGCTAATTCGTTCATTTAATTTAATTTAATTTACATAAAAGGAGGACAATAGTATTAACTTATCGTTGGCTTATGCCGTTTATGTCCTCCCTTTATGGTTTAAAATAGCTAAACATTTAATATTAAGGATACTCTTACATACCCAATAAGGTTAGGGATTATTCCCAGCTATTTTAAATTATAAACAAGAGAGAGGTAGAAAGAAAATTAACTTCAAATCTAATTCAGTTATTTTTTGGACGTTGTGTCCTCTCCCTCTTGTTTAATTTTTATAGTTTTTTAAAATAATATCTTTAAGTATTTCCTGATTAAGTTTTTGTAGCCATTGTATATATCTTACGTTTGGCTTTTCTTTTAGCTTTTCTTTCAGTATTAACTCGTGTACTTCTTTCATTACCAATTAAAGTTTAAAGGAGTATCCTTTAGTTGCTTTCTTTCTTTCTTCTGTCTACTAGCAAGGTTTTTCTCTCTCATGTTTTGATATTCTTCCCTCACATATTTACTCCATGCATTATAATCTAAAACTCTGTACTTGTAGTTGCCTAATATTTTTCTATATTCTTTATCCATAATTTATTATTTAAGTTTAAAAAAACGAGAAAGAAACACGCCATACAGTTTCTAATTACATTGTTGATTTCGCCTAACATCAACTCGTATCTAAATAAATAAGTCGGCTTTGTTTATCCTTGTATCTGCAAGTGTCTCAGCCGTAATATTACTTTTCGGGCAATCTGTGACTGTACTTAGCTTGTAGAGTAGTTCAGGTATAACTTAGTTTATGTACCTGATTTAATCATAAATACCTACCTATATTATATTTAGTTCAATTAGTGTGTAATATTACAACAATTTTTGATTAATACCTAATCTTTTAAGATTTTTCTTTAAAAAGTTTAGTTAAATCGTCTTCACTTCTAAGAATTGTCACCAATAACGCATCCTCTTTGTGTTTTCCTTCAGCATAATCCTGAACAGTATACTCTATTACTTCGCCAGTATTCATGTCATAATCATTATAATCTAAATTTTCTTTTGGAAAGAAATAGTTTACTGGACACAAAAATTTATTAAAGTCGTAAAGTTTTTGTTTAAACTTCTTACGTTTTGCTTTTTTTAATGTAGGAGGATTTTTAAACAAATGCCCTAAGGATTTTATTTCATCTCTCGTTAGTTGATTATAAACATAAACCTCGTCAACTTCTGCACACTCTCTTTCATAAAAGTTTAGCCATAACTCGTTATAATGCTCTGTCTTTTCTTTTTCTGTATTAAGGATGTGTTTATCAATTTGATCTTTTTCATAAAGTTGTGTAACTAGCCACAGATTGTCTAAAAACTTCATAGAAACTTTTTTGTTTAAGATGTGTACTTGGTTTGTGTTTAATGAAGACACTAACACACAATCGTCTATATTAAGTTCTATAGTCTTAACACACAGTCTGTAAATCTCTCCATGCTCTACATACCACACAACAGAACAATTACTGTAGTGAACAAGGTAACCTTTATGTTCTGTTCTTATTCTTGTAAATAGATGCGTAATATACTCTTCAGTCTCTATCCAATCTATTGGATTAACTTTTATTAATGCATCCGTATTGATATTTACAATTGGAAAAACATAATCATTTAAATACTTTTGGGTATATAAAACAAAATCAGCTAAAGAGTCTTTACTGCTTACTACTTGTACACAGTTTTTCTCTAAGCTGATGTCATTTGAAAAATTTTTGCTACTTACTTCAGAAGATATAACAAATTGTTTCATAAGTTTTTTTACAAAGTTAACTTATTATTTCTTTTATTTTTTGAATTGCTACCCATGAATCTTCATTACCATACTCAACATCATCAATTACTTTGTTAATGTCTCTAATAGTATAGTAGCCATCATCTATTCTTACGTCAATATCCTCTTCTATGTTGGCTTCAAGAACACTAACAATATACTTTCCCTTATCTACTTCATCACATAGTTTTTGGATTTGTTCGCTATCGTCTTCTGCATCCCAGCTATCTTCTGTTCCGTCTCCAAGTACCCAATTTGCCAAATCTTGTAATCCGTTTTTATTTACGAATCCATAGGTACTCATGTATCTGTCTTCAGCAATATCTATTAATTCTTCTTGAATTATTTTTTTTATTGCAAGATCTTTTTTTATAAACTTTGTCATTTTCATTTTCATTTTATTATTATTAATTAATTACTTATAGAGAATCTTATTGTTCCGTCCTTTACACTACGGTATCCAGCATAGACGGTTTCTTCTGTTATTTGCTCCACTTCTTTTATTACTTCATGACTACCAAAACCTAATCCTCTTGGGATAGAGTAGTGAAAATGTTCTATTCCGTTTTCAGCTTTTTGCTTTGCTATTTCCACAATACTCCAAACTGTTTTTCTGAATTCCATATTTTGCTGATTTTTATTTACTTTTATTTTCATTTAATTGTTTTTTATATTCATAATCATTTATCAATTCTTCTAAATCGGAGTCGTTATACTTTTTATTATAAAGATGAACATCATTATAGTAATCTGTATGCTCGTTGCCATCAACAAATGTTTGACCGCCATTGCCATCATTCCAAATTGATATCCCTCTTACGTTAGTTCTGCATTCGTATCCTAATCCTCTTCTTGTTTGAAAATACCGAACACTTTTTACTTCTAACTCAGGAGACAAGCATTCATGCTCCATAACCTCTCCCTCACTATCTAAAATATCGTAGCAACATTTGTCGCAAGTCTTATACTCTTTCTTCATATTAATCTATATTAAATTCAACACTATCATACTCTAATCTTCCGTCTTCTATTATCGCTTGTTCAATATCACTATTCTCAGGAAACTCTTTATCCATCATCTGAATGCTTATTGATTCTGTCTCCAACTCATGCCCTGAATCTAATACTTCAAACAATCTACAGATGTATGAGTGTTTGTGTGTGTAGTATCTTTTAAGTAAAGTCTTTAACAACTTGTAGTCTTCATGTTGTTGACAATCAACGTTTTTCATTCTTAATGTAAAAGAATGATAATCCCCTTGACAATATCCTGATGCAAATACACTATCAACACAATTATACTCTTCTTTGTCCCATCCTAAATAACACGCATAACTTCTTTTTGGAAGAATATGGTTATGTCTGCTGACGTCTTGCTCTATTAGTATCGGCAAGTCTTCTGTAATGTTCTGAATTAGTTCGGTATACAACTCCCAACACATTGTATTGTCATAATCATTTTCTACTCTTATTACTTGTTTCATATTATATTATATTAATTAATAACTTCGGTAAATATACATTTAAATATTTAATAAACAAAATTTAAACATTCCTAATGTATTCAGTCTTCTCTTTTCTGTATGTAAAGTCTACCGTCTCTGTATGCATCTTCATCATCTTCTTGTAATGTCTTTCAACTACTAATCTTCCCATATCATTATCTCCATCATCTCCTTTCCACTCTAATTCTCCCTCTGCATATATATCTTTAGTTTTACTCCACTTAATTAGTTTTTTCAAGAAGAATATTGTCCATTCTTTACCTTTATATGTTTTTTCATATCCCATCCATCTGAATACTCCATGCTCCCCCACTGGATTCTTACCCTTAAAATCTTGCTTGTTTATTATCTCGAATCCACAGTGTATTGACGGAAACTCTCTTTTATCGTCATCGTACATATACTCACTTGGATGTGCATTGTCTACTATTTCATTCCATTCGTTTAGTTCTTCTATAGTGAATGCTCTATTAGTTTTTAACTCTCCGTACCAATCTGTATTGTATCCCATTTTATTTAATTTTATTAATATTTGTCTTGTACCACGAAATCCCCACTACTTTCATAGTGAGGTATCTCGCAGAACAAACAACACAAATTAACGATGTAAATCTTTTATATCTGTAATATCCATAGTTCCGTACTTCTTCTTTACTCTTTGCAGTTGGGTAATTGCATTTCTATACTCTTTGTAATCATCTCCAAACACCATTTCCATATCATCTGTTGAATAGTCACTTTCGTTTGGATTTACGAAATACCATTCTGAGATCTTTTTGTGCATGTTTTGATATGTCATGTACCAGTACTTAATATTCTTTTCTAACGCATCAAATTCATTATCATATTGATTCTCTTCTCTGTCTCTTGCGTTAAGTCGCCACTTTTCATTGTATCCCATTTTATTTATTTTAAGTTAGTAATTAGTCTAAATTGATAATCGTAGTCATCAACAAGAGAGCCATAAAATTTATCTCCATTCTTTTCTGTATCCAAATACTCTTCTAAGTCTTCTCCGTACTCTTTATCTAGCCATTCTATTTGCTCTTCATATTGTTTCTTTGTGAGCATTGCACATTCATTTACATTACAATGAATCATAAAGGCATGAGCATCTTTTGTCTCCCATACTTGATAACTACCATAGTTGTCATCGTATGCTAGAAAGCTATATCCGTCTCCGTCTACTCCCTTGTCTATTTGTGCATACTCATCCGAGTATCTTGTTACATACTTTGCGTCTCCATCAGCATTGCTCAATGCTCTTTTATATGCCCATTTGTATGCTGACTTTTTGTATGTAAATTGCTTTGTATCTACTCCATTGTCTGAAGAGTATCCCTCTCCGTTCCATGTATCTATTACTATATATTTCTTCATAGTGTTTCCTCTATTTCGTCATAACCATATATATCAGTAAAGACAAGTTCATCGTTACTTTCATCATCCTGATTAAGGTATTGAACAGTAAATATTTCTTCATCTATTACCGTATCTCTTAGAACAAAGTAATCGTTATCAAAGTATTTATATAGTTCATACCTTTTGTTTAGTTTTATTACTTCGCCGTTGTACATATTGTCCAGTGTTTTTCTGTCAATTTTGTTAACTGCTTTATCTAGTATATTCATAGTATTTAATTTAATTGTTACTGACACTACTTGCGTAGTGTTTCGGATACTTAATCCTCTTCAGAGTAACTGAATAACTTCATGAAAGCATCTGCATATTTTTGCTTATACATTTGCTCTACACTATGTACAGAATCTTTAATATACTGCCCATAGTATTCTGTCCAATCTTTAGTCAATCGTATTCTAACCGTACCATCATCTCTTTCCTGAATAGATGCAGCTTCAAATATCTTATCATGAAGAAAACGTATAGCATTCATTATCTCCTGATTATATCTTGATGGTATCCTGAACAATACTTTACCACAATCCCATGCTTGAACATGGTTATCGAATTTGATGTTGTTTTTTAGTTTCATTATTGTAATTGGTTTTCGTTAATGTAGTCTTCAATCTCTCCAAATATCCCCTCTAACTTCTCAGTCACATCGTCATTGTTTAGCATCAGTTTTGCTACCTCAATGCTATGGTATTTCGGTGTACTTCTATCCTCTGCTTCAGGGACATTTGTCTCCCAATAAGTCACACTAAGAACATTGTTCTTGCTTAACTCATAAGTAGTGAATCTAGTTTGTGTGTAGCTGCTTGTTGTAATCATGTTGTTTAATTTAATTGGTATCTTATGATACTGACGAGCAAGTTCATTGTGGACTCACTACTGAACGTAGTTACATCGTCTCCCCCTGCTCGTTTCGGATATTTAATCCTCATCAGAGTATCTACCTAGAAATCCCCAATGCGATGAGCATTGAGGCACTAGGAGTGGGCTAGGTTTAAGTGAGAGTAATCTCCATTACAACATCTCCTATTTCTGAAGAAGATAGCTTGTCTGTTAATCTACAAGAAACGTATCCGTTTGCACATACTTTCCAGTCATCTCCAGTTAAGTCAAATGCTTGGTTTACTTCTGCTATTATGCTTGTTGAGTAACGTCCCTGAACACTAACTGCATAGTCTCCTACAGATAGGTTATAAAATTTGTTTAATGTATCTCTAGTTAATGCTTTCTCTACTAGCTTAAGTTTATCTAATTTGTTTGCCATGTCGTTTAATTTAAGTTTGTTATTTGGTTTAATTTGTGGAGGATTATTCCTCTACCTAGAAAAGCCCATAGCGATTAACTATGAGCTACTAGGGGTAAGGTAAGGTTAGATGTTATCCCAAACCATATCTTCATGCATCAATACTATCTTAACTTGTAGTTCTCTCATTGTCTGTAATTCAGGAGCATCTTCATGAATATTATCATCTCTCATTTCTCTGATTCTATCTGCGATAGTCATTCTTAGTGTTGATAACTCGTTTAACGTCCATTCGGTAGTGATTTCTCTAATCATAATTTGTTTAATTTTTGTTTGATTTATGTGCAAATATATATAAATTAATTATTATAAAACAAATAAATAGACAACTAATTTTTAATGTGCTGATTGTCAGTCAGTTACAGAGGTGTATTTCACTGCGTTTTGTTTACTATTCGTGCAGTTCGGAGGGGTATAAAGACGCAGTTCTTTGTCTCTTAAAACAATGATCATTGTATTATACACTCTCATATCTAGGGGAATGTGGGGTAATGGAGGGGAGAATCCCCCTGAATCCGCAGCGATTCGCAGTGTGGAACGTAGGCGATGCTGGACGCAGCCAGTACGATACTGGACGCAGCTAGATGAAAACAAAAAGCCAAAAAAATCCGAGTGCGTCAGCCATCTCTAGTACCCCCCCTAGTGAAAAAAATCGGTTTTATTTTTAGAAAAAATGCTGTGTAGTGTAGTATTATCCTCAACCTCTAAATGTCTGATATATTTTTATTATCTTTACAAAAAAAAGTCATGGAATACAACAGTAACACTTCAGATTATGTAAATGGCCTATACGTTAAAGACGGAAGGTTAATCAATGCACGCCCAGATGGTGTATCAGGTATTGAAGAAGCAGCAATGTACAGAAAGCAAATGAAGAAGCAGTACAAGATAGATTGTATCGCTGATGGAATTGAAAGAGCTAAGATGCGAATGAATAATGACAGAGATATATACGAGTATTAAAGAGATCCCGTTTAGTTT